CGCGCAGTCGATACTTGCCGAATTCGTCAACCTGGGCGTCAAGATGGTGACCAACTGGCTTGCCAGTGAGCTCGCCATGACAACCGCAACCGAGGCCGGCGCTGCAGCTCGCACCGCGGCCGATGGCGAGGGAATGGCGGCTGGATTGGCGATCAAGGCGACCAATGCGATCAAAAGCATCGCGACCGATTCAGCGCAGGCGTTCTCGGGCATTTTTGCATTCCTTGCTCCGATAATGGGGCCGGCTGCGGCTGGGCCGGCTGCGGCCGGAGAGGCCACCGTAATGGCTGCCGCCGGCGGGATTGCCTCTGCGGCGGGGGGTTGGATGGTCCCGTCTGATCAGCTAGCTATGGTGCACCAAAACGAAATGATCCTGCCGGCGAATATCAGCCAAGGCCTTCAAAACATGATCTCCGCAAATGGCGGAGCTGGGGCTGGTGCGGTCGTGGTCAATGTTTCGGCGATCGACAGTCAGGACGTGAAGCGGTTTTTTCAGAGCAATGGCAGCCTTCTCGTCAATGCTCTTAACAAGGCAATGCGCAACGGTTCGACGCTGCGGACTGCGTGATGGCTCTGATTTTTCCGGCGTTGCCCGGACTTGCCTGGAGCGTCACCAAGACTCCGACTTTTCAGACGCGTATTCAGCGCGCGGTATCCGGGCGCGAATTGCGTGCGCTCGACTATCCGTATCCGTTGTGGCAATTTGCACTTGTCTATGACTTTCTGCGCGATAACCCCTCAGCTGGCTACGACGAGCTGCGGACCCTGCTCGGATTCTTCATGCTCTGCCAGGGAGCGTTCCGCACATTCCTTTTTCAGGATCCCAGCGATTCCCAAATCATTGGGCAGCAGATCGGCGTCGGCAATGCGAGCACGACCGTCTTCCAGCTCCAGCGCACAATGGGTGCGATGCTGCCCGGCGGCGGCTTCTTGGAACCGATCACCGCACCGAATATCGTGCGAGCGATCTACTTTAACGGAATTACGCAAGACCCGACGACCTACAACGTCGATCCGGCTAGCGGATTGGTGATTTTCGGCATTGCTCCAAGCAGCGGACTGACCATCACCGCTGATTTCACTTATTACTTCCGCTGCCGGTTCATTGACGACAAATACGACTTTGAAAATTTCATGTTTCGGTTGTGGCAATTGAAAAAGCTAACCTTTATTTCGGTGCGTTGATGAGGGCGGCCAGCCCCGCCCTGATCGCGCTTCTCGCGAGCAGCGACCGGTTCATAATGGCGGACCTCTACACGATCACTCTCGTAGGCGGATCGGTACTGCGCTATTCGGCGGCCCCGACTGCGCTATTCGCGAATGGCTACACCTTTGCGCTGGGTCCTAAATTCGAGCGCTCTAAGACGAAGATCGTCATCGGCACTCAGGTCGATGAACTCGAAGTCAAGATCTATACCGAACCGACGGATCTGATCGGCGGCCTACCGTTTCTGCAAGCGGCTTGGCAGGGAGAGCTCGACGGCGCATTCCTGCAGCTCGAACGGGCTTTCATGGCGACCTATGGCGATACGAGCCCGGGGACAGTGGTTCTCTTTGCCGGCCGGATTTCAGATATTGACTGTACCCGTACCGGCATCGACCTCAAATGCCGCTCGCATCTCGAGCTTCTGAACATCCAGATGCCGCGACGGCTGTGGCAGTCATCTTGCACTCACAATCTTGGCGACTCGATGTGCCAGTTCGACCGGTCCAGCATGCAGGCGACATTTTCGGCCGAGCCTGGTTCAAGTGAAGCTCAAATCGCGACCTCCGTCAGTCCAAGTCCGCCGAACCTGTATATACAAGGAACCGTAATTGGCGTGACGGGGGCAAATGCCGGATCGAGCCGCACGGTCGCAAACATGGCTGGCGGTTGGGTTTATGTAAGGCTAGCATTTCTCTCGCCAATCCTGGCGGGTGACCAATTCCAACTACTCCCAGGTTGCGACCGCACACTTTCAACGTGTACGAACGTCTTTAATAACGTAATTCACTTCGGCGGCTTTCCCTACATCCCGACGCCGGAAACCGCGGTATGAGCCAACGCCAGCGGGTTGTCGCCGAGGCTGAAACGTGGCTGCGGACACCTTATCACCACATGGGCAGGATCAAAGGCGGTGGCACCGATTGTCTGATGCTGCTCGCCGAGGTCTATGAGGCAGCGGGCGTCATCCCGCATGTCGATGTGCCATTTTATCCTCCCGACTGGAACCTGCATCGTGACGCTGAGCGCTATCTCCAGGGATTGATGCGTTACGCCCGCGGGATTGGCGGACCACCTCAGAGCGGCGATGTGGCGGTGTTCAAATTTGGGCGTTGCTTCGCGCATGGCGCGATCGTCGTCTCCTGGCCGCGGTTGATACATGCCTGGTGCGACGCGGGGGTGGTCTTTGCCGATGGTGGCCAGCCGCCGCTAAGTGGTCGTCAAGTACGATTTTTTGACCCATTTCCACTACCCGGGTTTTAACCGTTAGCCATGGGCGGGATCCTGAGCGGCGCATCGAACGCCAAGCAGCAGAAGTCGGTCGGCGCGCTGCAGTTTCAAACATCGCAGCACGGCGGGGTGATCCCGCTTGTCTTCGGAACCACTCGGGTATCGCCAAACCTGATCGGCTACGACGATTTCATGGCGACGCCTTCCGCGCGCCAAGGGGGCGCGGGCAAGGGCGGCGGTGGAGGAAAAGGAGGGGGGCAACAATACAAATACAGTGCGTCGGTAATTATGGGGCTGTGCCACGGGCCGATTGCCGGCATTGGTACCGTATGGTGGGACAAGAATGTCGGGACGCTGTCCTCATTGCCGGCCGCGATTTATCTCGGAAGCGACGGACAGGCAGCAGATCCGTATTGGGAAACGCGGCATGCCAACAAGGCGCTCGGCTATTCCGGGACCGCAACTGTGGTGGCCAACAATTTCGCGATGGGCAATACAGCCACCCTTCCGAATTTCTCCTTTGAGGTGAAAGGCTTCCTGACGCTGAGTGGAACCAACGGGTTTGACGCGGATCCCGCTGCGATCGTCTCGGACTTTCTCACCAATTCCCGTTACGGAGCCGGCTTCCCAGTCGGCAATCTGGGTGACCTCAGTCTCTATTCAGCGTATTGCCAGGCTCTTGGCCTCGTGTTGTCGCCGATGATGGACACGCAGCAAGAAGCGCAACAACACCTCGGTGATATCGTGAAGATCACCAATAGCGCTATTGTGTGGTCGGGTGGAGTGTTGAAGATCATCCCCTATGGCGATCAGCCGGCCACTGGCAATGGTGCCGCCTACGCGCCAAATACGACCCCGCTCTACAGCCTCGGCGAGGATGATTTCATTGTTCAGGGATCCAGTGTTGGAGGTGGTTCGGGAGTGTCGCCCGGCGGTCCGGCCTTACGGTCGGGTTCTGGTCCGATAACCGGGGGTTTCAGTAACGATCCAGTCCGGGTCGTGCGGTCGACGCCCGCGGATGCCAACAACTCCATCCAATTGGAGTGTCTAGACCGATCCAACAATTACAATACGGCGATTGTGGAGGCATTCGATCAGGCGGCGATTGACCTTTACGGCGTGCGCCGCGAGGGCTCGCTGAAGGCGCGGGCGATTGTCGACCCCATACATGTCGGCCCCATTGTGGCACAGCTTCTTTTGCACCGCGCCTTGCTGTTCCGCAATACGTATCAATTCAAGCTGGGCTGGAAATATTGTCTGCTCGAGCCAATGGACCTCGTCCAAATCACCGATGCCCGACTCGGCGTTTCAGCGCTGACCGTGCGCATTACGGCGGTAGAAGAAGACGAGGAAGGTACGCTTTCGATCACTGCGGAGGATTTCTTCGGTGGGTATTCCACGGCGGTGGTCTATCCGAAGCAGTCGGGCTCCGGTTATGTCCCGAATTGGAATTCGCCGCCGGGTGATGTCAATCCACCGATCATATTTGAGCCCCCGGCCGCACTGTTGACCGGGGGGCTGGAAATTTGGGTCGTGCTTTCTGGCGGTACCAATTGGGGTGGAGCCCAGGTCTGGATCTCCAGTGATGGTAACTCCTTTGCCCTCGCCGGGACTGTGAACTCGTCGGCGGCGCAAGGGGTATTGACGGCCGATCTGCCGCCACATTCCTCACCCGATGCCACCAACACTCTTTCGGTAGATCTAACCGAAAGCCAGGGTCAGCTTGCCTCGGTCTCCGCCACTGATGCCGCCAATCTCGTCACCCTTTGCTACGTCGGCGGTGAGCTGCTCGCCTACCAAACTGCGACGCTCACCGCGGCGGGTAAGTATGCGCTGACGACCCTTTACCGCGGCGCTTACGGCAGCACGATAACCGATCATCCGCCCGGAAGCATGTTTGCAAGGCTTGACGGATCCATTGGCCGGTTTTCTTATCCGAGTACCCTAATCGGTCAGACAATCTATTTAAAATTCGCATCGATGAATATCGTCGGCGGCGGACTACAGAGCTTAAACTCACTTCCTGTATACACATACGCCGTCAGAGGAACCGGGCAAGCCTCCTCGATTATCGTGAGCGGCTCCTTCAGTGGCAGGCCGACGGCAAACCTCGTACTCCAAAGTTATGTGTTCGCTGCCCCGGCAACTGTGCCGGCCGGGCTTTCCGGCAGCCGCAGCACGGCTGCGACAGCCGCAACAGCGTCAACGACATTCAACATCCAGAAGAACGGCGCGAATATCGGCACTATGGTTTTCGCCCCATCGGCTGCCGCGGCCACATTCACGATGACCTCGGCGACTTTATTCAATGTCGGCGACGTGCTGACCGTGATCGCGCCCGCCACGCCAGACGCGACGCTGGCAAATCTCGCATGGACCATAGTGGGAATTACGCAATGAAGCTCGAATCCTGGCACAGCACCGAAGACAAACGACGTTGGAAAATCGTACGGACCGATGACTATACGGATGTGGCAGGGGAAATCATAACTGCTGACGAAGCTACCGGCGAATGCTGCATTCAAGTCGGCGGCGAAACCAAAACGCTGAGCTTCGGTCCTCGCGGGATCAGGATCGTCGGTAGGCGAAGATGAGCGAGGCAAAATCACACCAAATCAAAACGCAAGCCGCCACGGAGACGGATGTCGAGCCGTCAAAGACGGCGAGAATCCGTTTTAATCCCGAAATAAACCTCGGGCACATCCTGCAAATCATTGCACTGACGGGTGCGGTGATAACCGGATATGTCAGCCTCCAGCGCGACATGGCTGCAATGCGAGCCGAATACCAAGTCGCGATGGCAGGTTTTGAGTCTCGCCTGACGGTGGCTGAACACGCCATCGTCGAGCGCCGCCAAGAGGATCGCGAGTTCGCAACCGAGATGCGCGCCGCAGTGGTGGATATCCAGAAAGGCCTCAATAATCTGCAGCTGCAGCTCGTCGAGCGTCCGAAGGCGAGATGACCCGCGTGTGGTGCTTGGCGATCGTTTTCTTGCTGTTCGGCTGCAGCTCAACGCCAATAAATCAATCCACGGCCGCGCCTCCTCTGCCCCGGCAGGAAGCCCCGATCGAGCCGCCAAACACAGAAACAAAGCAATATCCGGCTCCCGTGCGGTCTGATAGGGCCGATATTCAATCGGCGATACATGCCTCTGATGAGGCGCGCGAGCTTCTCGATCGGCGGCGTTATATCCTGGGTCCGACAAGGATAACCTACACTGACCAAACTGACCAAGCTTCAGAGCTTGTTGCCGCGGTCTACCGCCAGACGGCGCGTGTGGTTATCGCGCAATTCTAACGGCAGGTCTGACGCTCCCGCACGAGTCCATGCACCGGGCTGTTCTATTCTCCGGACTGCTACGCTTAGCTGCGGTATGGCGCAATTCAAGCAAGCAATTCTGGGACTTCAATAATGACTACCTTCTTTGCCGGCGAACGACCAACGTTGTTGCCACTGTTATCCGCGCCCTACATCCCGCCAATCGCGTCTGATGTCGTGATCGACCTCAGTCATTGGCAGGCACCGGTGGATTTTGCGCGCGCCAAATCGGCGGGAATCGTCGCAGTAATCTTGAAGGCTACTCAGGGTTCGGACTGGATCGACGTGGCGTTCGCGCAACGGTTTGCGGCAGCGACTAGCTCCGGACTTCTGGTTGGGGCCTATCACTTCCTCGATGACTCGCCGCCGGAACTCCAGATGGAGAACTTCCTATCGGTGGCAGAGGGCTGTTTTGTGCTGGCGCTCGATGCCGAGCCGAACGCGATCGGCGGCACTGTGACAGTTGCGCAGACCGCCGAAGCCGCGGGGCGGCTGAACATGGCAACCGGCTCTCTGCCATTGATTTATATAAATCGCTATGGCCCGGACCGCCGGGGCACCGGTCTTCCCAATAACGTCTTGTCGCGCTGCCCGCTCTGGTTGCCCGCCTACAGCTCGCGGCCGGTTTGTCCACCCGGTTGGTCGAGATGGGCGCTGTGGCAGCACACCGATGGAAACATCGGTTCTGATGCGGTGCCGGTGGCGGGGATCGGCCGATGTGATCGCAGCCGATTCGCCGGCACGATCGCCGATCTCGTCACTTGGTGGAAACAACCCCAGCTCTGATAATAGCGGTGGGCTTACGACGAATATCGATCGGGGGAACCGCGGTGGCCGATCATGGAATAGGGACAAGGCATGTGGAGATTGTTAACGTCGGGGATTCGCGATGCGGCGATTGGCATGGCTCTCGTGTTGACCGGCTGCACCGGCACGCGAGATACCTCCTGCAAATGTCCCAAACCAGTCGCTTACGACGAGGCGACACTCAAAGAAATCTCACAAGCTCTGCGTGCTTTGCCGTCCGACAACGTCCTTCATCGCGCTATGGAGGATTACGAAAACGAGCGCGACGACCTCCGCTTTTGTCCGTGACGCTGACCCGCATAGCAAGTCGTCGCGCTCTAGTATAGGGCTCGCTAAATAAGGTCCGCAGGCTTAAAAGGGGCCATTCATCTGCGACCGAGACATCATGCCCGACGAGTTCTATCGCATCAAGCGCCTTCCCCCCTACGTCTTCAGCGAGGTCAATGCGCTGAAGGCCCAAGCGCGAGCGGCCGGGCGGGACGTCATTGATCTCGGC